GGATCACATTCAAAACAAGCTGAACAAGTGCCGCAGCAAATTGTCTGTGTTATAGTAACAGTATCACTTACCGTACATCCTGTGCTAGTCTCTGTAACGGTTAAATTATAAGTGCCTGGCTGATACACCGTAACAGAAGAACTTGTGCTATTAAATCCTCCGTTTCCATACCACTGATAAGTATATCCTATATCAGTAACACAAGCAGTTAAACTAACTGAATTATTACCACACCCAAGCACCGTACTCGGTACAGAAATAATAGTACATTCAGATGGCAGGCTGCAACTTGAACCACAGCTACCCAAGTTAACATTTAATGTACGCGATTGCGTACAACCATTTGCATCTGTTATTTTTAATTTAATAAAATCACCTCCATCAAAATTACTATCAACACTTACAGTAGTTGAACCTGTTCCACTGGTAGTACCACTGCTGCTGCTGCTTGTAATATTTGAATTAACATTTTTAGTCCACGCATATGAATAAGGTGCAGTGCCACCTGTAACAGAATAATTTATAACAAAACTATCCCCAGGACATTTAGATATTCCAGTTCCATAGGAACCAAATGATCCAGTAAATCCTATGCTAATATTGGTACCCGCACAAGGATCGCTTACGCAAGATGTTCCCATATTTACACTTCCAGTTACTCCACACCCGCAACTATTTGTTACAGTATATGTAACTGTACTGTTTTCGTAACTATATGGAATTATATACTTGTTTGTAACCGTATTAGACTGTGTTATACCACTTTGATCAAAAGTTACTTGATCTCCACCGCATCCACCAGAAGTATAAACAGTAACACTACCATCTGTCTGCGTAGTAGAGCATGGATTTACTTTAGTCGTATAAACACTTGGTGTATTTGCCGCTGTGCAATTGTAACAATTAGGAGGTCTATTAATAGTATAAGTTGTATAACAACTACCTGTTCCCCCACTTATAGTAATACTAGAATGCAATGCACTCGAAATATTAGTAATAGTGTACTGACTTCCTACATTTGTAACAGTAGCCTCCGATGCATTAGTAGTAATAGGTACATTACTATTTACTATTGCCTTCCATGCTTGCCCCCCACCACTCAAAATTGGGCCAAGACATTCAGGATTATAACTAGCAAGAGCCAGTGTAATAACAGCTGCCGGACTTACTATAATATCAGTAGTTTTAGTCAGACAAGCAGTAGAGCCACCGCTGTCTCTAAACTCTAATGTATAAGTAGTATCCACACCAGGATTAGTAACTGTTATACTTCCAGTTGCAGTAGCCCATGAGCTAAATCCACCCCCGTCATCATATCTTACTTCATAAACATTACCGCTAGGAGTAAGTCCACTATAAGTTATAACTACATTTGCGTCATTCTCGCATACGGTAAAGCTAGCAGGTACATAGACACTCTCAAGAGTACAAGAGCAATCCAGTGTCTCCGTATATTCATCACTGACACATCCCGAAATAGAATTTGTCACCGTAAAGCTGATACTAGACATATCTGGGATAGCCTCAATCAAGTTTCCATTGATAGTACCCGTTCCAGATGTAATAACTCCATAAGAGTTTGTCGGCAGTGTAATTACCCAGAATCCTCCACTACATCCACCTGTCGTATAGGCAGGAGTGAATGTAGAGCTTGTCTGCAATGGGAATGTAAAATGACACTGATAGGGTGCTTGCGTGAAGTCTACCACTAAATCATAAGACGTATTGGAATCGAGCGGAGTCGAGAACGTAATCGTACCCGTATAAAGACCCCCACTTATGGTAACCTGCTGATCTATAAATCCACTTACCCCCGGCATGCTTATGATAGCCACTGCATCTTCAAAGCAGCTAAAGATCGTATAGTCTAACTGATAGTTACAGTTGGTAAACTGTGCCGACAGCGTAGTATTAAAGCAATGCTGAAGGTTTGCCTCTTCTTGCGTACACCCACACGTTGCGCTTACGCCATACGTTTCTTTGACATCAAGACCATCAAGATAGGAGCTAAAGCCGTAGTTTCTCTTAACGATGTCTTCTCCCTCTTTCCATACAAACTCCGGCCTACGTACACTCCCTGACTTGATAGCAAGGTCTTTCTTCTGTGTAACTACCGAACTTGCATTTGGGATGTCATCATCACTGCCTGTAAACGTGTAGATCATCTCTGCCACATTATACATACAGTTGTCATTCATCAAGACCTCGCTGGCCCAGAACTTGACAATCAATACATCGGCAGGTTCCAGAATATCAAAGTTAAACCCGATACTTCCTGAACTGCTGGTAATGTCTTCATCTTGACCAAGTATCTGCGCTCCATTTAAAAGAACTCTCCACTTCAGCTTACCGCTGGTAATAGAACGGTTCAACAAGTTAGCAAATACCCAATCAAAGTCTATATTTACTTTGCCTCCACCTGTAGTAAACGTATTTCTTGTTACCTCAAGTCTTGTTCCGGTAGGACAGTCACATACCAAGTCCGTGCGAACACTGGCATCATAACGGCACTGCTCTTCGTTGTAGCTTACTTCTAGCCCAAGATCGCAGACCTCTACCAGCAATTGTGCTGTTACACCGCATATTCCCAAACGATCTACACTGGCAGTTACCAATGTGCTATTAGGAATGTCGTTAATAGTGAATGTCCATCCATCACCCGTAGGCACCCAATCCGCTTCATAAATAATTCCAGAAGTGCTGCCAACAGAATAAGTCGCATTCAATTCTCCCAACGGCATCACACCACATGGATGCGTTACCTTGATAACAGCGGAGTCATCCCCCTCTTGAGTAATGTTTACTGCCAAGCAGCATTCATTCTCCGTATAGATCGTTACTTCATCACTGCAACTGGTGTCTGCATAAGTAGCTTTAATAACTACATCAGTAGTCGATGCAACGCTTGGGTCAACTTTAAACTGTACTTTATTCCCGGCAATAGGCACCAGACCACTAGGAACACGACTGTTCCCCGCAGTAATGCTATAAATGACTTTTTCACCATTCGGATGTGACGTATGTACCACATAAGTATTGTCGCCTAAGTCTTCAAGATAGATACTGAAGTCTGTGCATTTATCCAGACAAGTCTCTCCGTGAGCCGTATCGCATCCTGCATCACCATCTAAAGCAACACATCCGCAATCTTTAAAACTTACGTTCTGATACAACTTGGAAGACCCCTGACCTACCGTATCTACACTTGCATCAAAATTAATATCCCAATCAGGGCAGTCACCGTCAATATGTGACCACTTGACATTGGTGAGATAATATAAGGTCTTAAAATCTATCTTGCTTAGATCCGCTCTTACCGCAAAGTCATTTTTACCGCTACCGCCAAAATAAGCATCAGCAATCAACGGAATGTCTATAACCTTACTTTCACAGCTACCAGGACCGCCATTACAACTTTGCTTGGACAAGTCACAGCAAGTGTTGTTATCAAACAGTGGAATGTCTACCAATGTCTGTACTCCATAACACTCAATAGGTAACTGACCTTGGTAGGTTCCACAACCCGTGATCTCAAAGGTCAAGCAAGAGCTTTCTTTCTTCTTGAGGTTGAACTGAAGCTGCTTGCCTTCAACTACCGTGTATTTCTCGTTGGTTGGATTCCATGCCGGAATGGTAAAGTTGGAACTTGTCGTGCACAGCTTGTAAACGCAAGGTCCGCCGCTGGTGGTAGCACCGGGACTTTGATTGCTTGCTACTGTCGTATTGTAGTCCGCATCCTGAACCCCGCCAAGATTCACCGTCTCAAAGACTACTTTACGCCCATCAGTCGTCTCAAAGATAACACGCCAGCCAAAGATATTGTCTTCCAATACCCCGCTGTTGTGTGTCAGGGATGCCGAAGTGCCTGTACCAATGTTTATTTTGGTGTCTGCGCTTGGGCTATAATACCACGTACCTTGTACCGATTCCGCTACGGAATAACTAAAAGTACAGCCTTCATAGAAGTCTCCAGCCGCACCTTCTTTTATCACATGGCAGTTGCTAATATCCGAGCTAGGAGTCAACTTAGATAATCCACTATTGACTACCTCGCCTTCAGGACATACTTTTGTCCACTTAAGACCTGCCTTAGAAATATCACATTTGTCTTTTACGTCCTGGCAAGTATCTCCAATACATCCACAGCCTGCCGCAAAGCCACACTCTACATCACAAGGCAATGAGCTACAAGGAGTACATTTGCCATTATAACATCCACAGCCGGGGCCGCAATCGCCAGGACCACTACAACTGTTACCGCAAGGATTAGGAATACACTTCTTCGTGGTCTGATCACATACGCAACCTACCCCGCAATCGCCATCTCCGCTGCAACTACCGCTGCATTCGTTACAGAAGCAGTTTCCGGTATTGGCATCTACGCAAGCAGCCGTTTGGCTACACGTAGGCTCATTACAGTCACAGATAGGCTTGCACTGATCGCTATAAGGGTCACAAGTATACCCCGTAGGACATACCCGTGGCTCACAGCCATTAGGTCCACATACATAACAGTTGGGGCAATCCCAATCGTAAGTACATCCTTTGCCGGGAACACAGTTGCCATTGCTATCTCGCTCAAAGCCAGAGCAGCAAACGCACTGGTTACTCTCACAGCATTCGTTGGTTCCGCAATGTGCTTTTGCCGTACATTCAACGCAGTTTCCAGTAGCGGGATCACAAACCCCACTCTGGCAATCTATTACTACGCACTTATTATCTACGCACTTGGCGCAAGGACCATATTTAGCTTTACAAGCCGCTTCACTGGTACACTCACCACAACGTCCGTTGCCTAAGTCATTGGGAGCGGTTGGAGGACACTGGCAAGTACCTTGATTACAAACCTTATCCCCTTCACAATCATCTTCCGTAGAACAGTCTACGCAGGTGTCGTTGACACAAGATTTATCGGGGCAGCGAGGAATACATACTCCAGTAATACAGTCTTCGCAACCCTCGCAGTCATTTTTGTCATCACAAAGACACCGCTCTATGATATAAGGACCACACGTAGGACAGTCACCGTCACATTTTACAATAGCACGAAAACACTTACAGTCATTTTCCTGTAAGTATTCTACTGGTACACAGTTGCAATCTCCACTACCGCATGGCAATTCCATGCCATCACATACCCGTTCCCATATAATAGTAGGATTAGGACATGGTGTAGAAAAGACCATATCACTAAGACAAAGTTGCCCTTTTTTAATTGTCGGAACTGCCATCGTTATCCCTTAAATTCTTCTTCAATACTGTTATTAATAGTCTCTATGTTGACTTCCTGATCTAGCCCACAGTCTACACAATTATTAACTACCAAAGACTCCACATTAAGAACCGAAAGATTATATTCCTTATCGGTGCTACACAAAATAGCGTCACCTTTACTGACCTTAAAGGTCATTCCACATTGTACTGCTTGTAAGATAGCCGTATGACTCATACCACAGTCTAGCAGTTTGGAATAGGTGTTAAATGTGAATCCGCAATCATATTTCTTGTGAAGCATATCGTAATTGATCTTGCATTCCGATTTGGTATATTTCAAAGAATATCCCATATCACAATACTGCCTTGTCACTTTCAACGCATATAAGAAATCACAGCTAATATTATTTACTGCAATGTCGTAGCTGAAGTCACAAACCTGCTCCTTAACAGAAAATGTGATATTCAGTAGCTTGCATAACTCATAAGCTGCTTTCTCATAGGTTTCATGAGGTACACAATCTTTCCGAAGCAACACATTAACTTCTGTCTTCGACACATCTTTTACGATGTCATCAAAACTACCACAATATGACTGGTGTATAGACTTAGACTTTTCAATTAAAGACTGTAACTGCTTACAATCCCAACACTGGTAATTACCTAACATACTCCGGTAAAACCGAATGTCTCTTAGCTTTTCTTCTTCATCGCACTCTTTGCCGTAACCATAGAACTCCCTAGAAATCAAACTGTCTACTAAAGCTAACTCCTTCGTCTTTAGTAGATATTGCTCTTTATAGATGTCATGTTCGTCGTATGTACCACAACAAGTCTTCAACACTCCTTTACTTGCTTTCTCCAATACCTAGTGTCGTTACTAACGCACCAATAGCAATCCCAATGATCGAAAATGTAGTACCCTCCCCTGTATTACATAAGATATGATATTGCTCACATAAAATAGGTGCACCCTGCACGCTTATCCATACCCAAAAGCTGGATATAAAAGTCACTATGCCAATCGCTACAAGCCTGTATTGCTTGGCAAAATCCATCTTAAGCACAAAGCCCAATAGTTTAATCACACTTTCTACTACCGTAGGACTTACTGCTTTTGCTTCTACCCGGTGACGGGTAACAAACTCCAACACAAAATAACCTACCAATAATAAAGCTCCTATAACCGCAGATATAGCGTTGGGCTGAATCAATCCAAATCCTAGCGCAATCACACCAGCCGTAGGTAAAAATACTTTTAAGAATCGCATCTTTCCTTCTTTTTTAATAAGCGTAAACAATACAATATCCAGCACCGCCTGCACCTCCATTTCCTGCCCTAATTGCAGTGATAGAGCCACCGCCACCACCACCACCGCCGCCACGGGCACCTGTTCCACCATCACCACCTGTTGCCGTAGATGTGCGGCTACCACCCCCACCACCACCATTAAAGGTAGTAGACGTTGCTGCCGTACCATTAGCCCCTGAAGATCCTCCAGCAGTAGTTGTACGTGTACGATATGCCGTAGAGAATCCTACGCCGCCAGCACCCCCGCTGCTAGTGTTTCCGTGCGCACCGCCGCCACCACCACCAGGGGCAGCGACAGCATTTTGCCCTGCCGTAGCTGCTTGATAAGAACCTTGATAGCAACCTGCATCCCCTCCATTTCCAGACGTATATCCTATATAACTAACCCCTACACCACCAGTAGGTACGTTTGTATTTAGTGTGTTAGATATACCACCACCATTACCACCAATAGCAATTAAAAAGTTACCAAAAGTAGATGTTCCTCCTGTACCTCCAGCGGTCTGGTTGTCATTACCATCATAGGTGCCTCCACTTCCAGCCGATCCACCCGCTCCAATGGTAACAGTTATATTAGTACCGCCGCCACCAAGTTCTGTCGCAGTATATTTATGGAAGGTATATTGACCGCCACCGCCACCAGCACCCCCATCACTATAATCTGCTGTGCTGTTTGAGTGACCGCCACCGCCACCTCCTCCTCCACCTATCAGATGTACTTCTACAATCGTAGCACCATCTGGAACTGTATAGGTGCCGGAAGAAGTAAACTCTTCAACAGATGCCGTAGACATCGCCTCATAAAAAGGTTTGCCATCCGTACCATCACTCAAAGAGTTATTGGCATCACCACTTACCCCCGTGATCGTGTTTATTGTCCCTATGTTTCCTACGCCATCATCTAAGTCATAGGTTCCGTCTGCATTATCTGTAACTGTAACCCGGAAATCACTAAGGTCTACATTGGCATTACTGGCATCTTCATTTGCGTAGGTCAACTCATCACCTGCCCTGCCAAGGACTGTTACGGTTTCCGTACCCGTGCTTACGTCTACGCTGTTCCCAAAGTCATCGGTGATTCTGTAATTGCTACCTCCAAGACTTAATATGGTAGCCTTTCTGATGTCTATTACTACCGGAGCGTCTACACCGTTATCATACGTCCACGTATCATCCCCGTTATCAGTTAAAGTAGCCTTGGGAAAAGTAGTGATCGTAATGGTGTTACCACTATCATCTTGAACATCATAGGTGCCATCTAAATTATCAGTAGCTACGCACCTGCGCATGTCAATAGTGGTAGGTGCATCTACGTTGTTGTCAAACGTAAACGTGCCGTCTCCATTATTCGTAAGACTTGCAGGCGTGGCACTGGCAGGAACAGTAAAGTTGATAGATGTGCCGAAATCATCGGTGATTGTAAAACTACCACCTCCATTATCTACTACGGTACAAGCCTTTGCGTCAAATGTTACATCGGGATCCGCGCCATTGCTAAAAGTAAAGGTGCCATCTCCGTTATCGGTAACTGTTGGTACATCGGGAATACTAAATGTTACTACACTTCCGTAGTCATCGGTAATCCTGTACTGTCCGCCTCCTAAACTTTCAAATTTAGTCCTCTTGAGATCAATAGTGACCTGTGTGCCATCAATAGCTCTATGGGTAAATGTGCCGTTGCCGTTATTGGTTAAGGTATCCGTGTTCGGAATCTGCAACAACACCTTGGCTGCCAATAAGTCGTAGTCTATGCAGTTCTCTACGGTGTCGCACGTTGTGAGGGCCGGGTAGGAATAAATGATGTCTTGTGAGACAACACCTTGCCCTCCTGTTGCCAGCGGGCAGTTTTGACGTACTGTAAACGAATAGTCCTGTGTAAAGTCTATAACGGTGTAAGTGGCAATCCCCGTGGAGGAATTAACCACTACATTTTGTACGTTATCTTCAGACCCCGCAACTAATACATAAGTACAGTTGGGGTCACACCCTAAACAACTCAAAGGAAATTATTTTTATCAACCGATAACATCCCAAACGCCAGACCCTACGTGCTTAAATGTAACAGAGTCTCCTACGTTTGCGAAAGTATATGTCGTTCCATATCCGGTGATGGCCGATGATGTCACCGTACCTACAAATGCACCGGACTGGTCTTTTAGACCAATAATTACAGGATGCCCCACAGGAACTCCCACAGGCAGCGTAAGCTCTACATCATTGCTGCTGGCATCAATACGTGCCCACAACTCCGTAGAGGTAAGCGTAGCATCTGCTGTTTTCGTCACCGGGGTAACACGAAGCAAGCCATCATAAAAAGTAACCGCAGACCCAAAAGGAGGGGTAAATGTATAAATACCACTAGCATACGACAGCGTAGAATATAACGTAGCCCCCTGTACATAGTTGGAGATAGTAGCTCCCTGGAATAAAGCCTCGCCACTTACCGTAGCGGGGCCAAAAGGTCCATAAGAGCTTCCACTAGGACACCCACTACAACTTTCCGTGTACTGAAAACTCCAATCCGACAACGCATCTACAACAGTGATGTTGAAGTTACCATTGCCCGTATCAAAGGCGTTGATGACGCAGTTCACCTCACTTGCACTTACCAACGCATATGTCGTAGTACAACCCTGTCCGCAAGCCGTATCATTAACCGCTACGTTACCAGTAATGTTTTGATATGGGTCATCAACAACGCACGGGCTAGGGATAGCAAAGTTGTTGACCGGAGGACAGTAATAATTGCTTGGTTGTGTAGCACAGGCACCGCTAACAGTAATGTTTACATACTTGGTGTTATTGGCAAGGTTAATGTCCGGGCTTTCATTAGACGCTGCTACAAAGGTGATTTGAAAACCAAAATACTGCGCCCCCTCATAGGTGTAAGTATATGCCTGGGACTTATCTGTAATCTCAAATACATAGTCAGCATATGCTTCCTCACCAACAGCAATATTACCTACCGTCCATACCTTAGTTGACGGGCTATATGTACCTTTCGCGTTGCGCGGTACAACACTTACTACGCTAATACCAGTAGGGACCGTCATTGATAACGTAGTCCCTGTAAGTGCAATAGTGGAGTTGTTTTTCAACCCCCTCGCGATTGTTATTTGTTGCCCATTCTGCGAAATATCGTAAATAGCCATGTTAGTTTTTTAATTTTAAATAGTAGGATCTACTACACTAAGATCAATAAATGCAGTCACCTGCCCTGATTCGCCTTCTATTACTTCAAGATCAATAGGCGCTGCCTCGCACTCACCGCTGCACTTGTTGCACACATAACCCGCATCACAACTTACATACTGGCACAGGTCTTTTATACCCACATAAAATCGTCCGTATCCTCCTTGTCCTGTGCTTTTGCACCTGACCCGGTAGACCCCTTGATAGTATGTGTTTGGTACCGCCGTCGAAGCAGTCGTAAACTGAATATCACCATCAACAAAAACAACGCTGTCAAAGCCAACTTCATCATATCCCTCGATTGTATATACTAAATCTGATCCCGTACAACTCGCATATTGATTGTCTTCGCTGATAGGAATAACACCTACCTGCTGACACGGACCTACACTGTTCACTGGCTGTACCAGCGGATTGGTGAGTATAAAACAATTAGCCCCACACGCACTTGTCGGGCAGGGATCAGGAGTTACGCTACAAGGACATTGTTGCGTACAGTTACAGTTTCCAAGTTGCTGGTAAATGGTATCCATTCGTTTCTACTAAATCATTTGCAACCACAATTGCAATCGTAGTAATTTAATTTCTCTCGCGCCAGTTCCAGGTAGTCATAAGCCCTTTGCTCCATGCCTCGCTCTGTTGCTGTCTTTGCTGCATTTACTATATGCTTTATAAAATCCAATTCAGTCCTTAAATCTTCTCTGTTAAGATAAAGGCACTCAATCTTGTTATCTAACTTGTAAGTATGAAGATAATTTCTGGAAAGTTCAGAGCCGTCACAGTTGACATATTTAAAGCAGTACAGGCCATCTATGCACCCTAGCTCCAGCTTTGTAAGACCTACTGTACTCACATTTTGCGTCACGCTGGATGTGGGGCCAACTATACTTATCTCAAAGGTATCAGGCTTTGCATAATCACTACCATACGTCCCATCCATCCATACAGATGCATCCTGAAAGTATAAATCACTACAACAGTTTGTTGGTAGAATATGAAAATTGAATATGTCCTTGATACAACTGCATCCCATTACAACAATGCGCTATATGTAGCCCAGTCTTCGACCCGTAAAACACCATCCTCTACAAATAAGTAGTACCTTGTATTCGTAGAAATATCTACCAAAGGAATGGCCTTCAAGCAATAATCATTCTCAGGACAATCAAACAGTGCCTTTACTAAGCCACCCCCGGTAGTTATAGCCCGTGGCTTTCCGGTGCCGTTCAGCTCTTTGAACACATTTGGATCTATAACTAAGGATTTCTTACCCATTGGATTTTTTTAAAAGTGGCCGGAGCAGACCTAAGTGCAGCCCCGGCATTTATCAACAAAGAAGGCTTTCTTATCTAATGTCACCGTTAGGTAACGCTGCGTTTGTACTCGTCAAGCTAATCGCTCCCACGCTGCCCACTGCATACACCGCAGTCCATGCATTTATTACTCCCGTAATACTGTTTGCTGCCGTGGTGTTCGCTTTAGGTACAAGGATCACCGTGGCGTTCTCGCCAAACTGCTGGCCGTAGCTCAAGGCATTGCCTCCCATATGTCCCGGCGCACTGCCGATGGAAATAACACCATAGAACTCATCACAGTCTACCGTGGTGTTAGCACTGCGGCTGTTACCCGACAGCACACCATGACGACCAAGCCAGTCATTGAATTCCAGGTATCCCACACTGCCACCTACGTCTTGAAGGTATTCACGATACTTCCAGAAGTAGCCAAGACCTTTAGGGGTTACCGCAGCTTGTACATCGGCAATACGGTAGTCTTTCCAGTTGTCACCAGTAACGAACAGTGTCAAAATACGATCTACCATCTGCTTCTGGTTGGCTGCCAAGTGGCAGTCACTGCAATCCAGTTTTACCGGGTCCGCTACAAAAGCAATACCGCAGTTGTGCTTGTGCGTTCCTGATCCTGACTCTTCGCAATCTACACAGTCGTTGGTTACCGCAAAAGCAGCAAGCAAGTTCTGGGAGACACAAGCATCAATCGGGGAGTCAGCGGTGTCATCAACAACTACCGTGCTGCCAGCACAAGAACTGATAATCAGTTGTGCAGGTCCGTTTCCGGCACCTTTCGTCCATGCCACGTCTCCGTAAATGCCAAAGCTCGTTTTCAGTTTCTTAACTACGCGGTCCAAAGCTGCATAGGTGAAATACCCATTTGCATCTTGGAACTCGGTAAGGTCTACCGTAATCGTGTCATCATTTGCCGGGCTGGGATTGGTGTAATCAACGGTGTTGATACCATCTACTTTCCCTGGCTCACCAGCAATGGGATTTAGGCAATATACGTTCCATGCCGCATCTGCATCCCACAGACGCAATGCAGTAACCGGAGCGACCTTTCCTTTCTTGTGACGATAGCCGGATACCACCTTGCAGGAAGCACTGGCAGCGATGCCGTTGACAGCATCACGTGCCAAGCAGACTACATCTTTGCAGTTGTCTTCTGTGCTGCAAGTAGTGCAGCCAGCACAAGGAGGATAAATGGTCCAGATCGTAGGCTCTATGCGCTGATCGGGGTACATATTCCGCGTATCGTTGTCATCTACGCCGATACCAAAACTGTAAGACTCATCGCAAGTAGTACAGTTAAAGGTAAGCACCTTTATATGTGCGGCACCGTAAGCGGCAGGGACGGCGTTAACATACATATTGGGATTCCCTACAAGGATCTCCCCGCTGTTGTTACGCAGCTCATCACTTACTCCGTCATTATTGGTATCCCTACCAACAGAAATAGTAATCTCCCTGAAGCCAGCTACCGTAGTGGCATCCAGAGATGTCTTGGTGCGTGGATTCCATACCACAGCACGTCCCGGAGCGGGAACTACTGTGCCCGTGGTGTCATCCGCCAGATCATCAGGGCAAGCAAATACAGCCAAATCTTTGGTAAACACCGCCGTATTACTAGATACTACAAGGATACGCTCGTTAATAGTCATGTTTAAGTTAGTTGTCTGTTATTTATAATCGTCTGTATCTGGCTTTGCCAGCCCTCTACATTACGAGTATCTCTTTCAATCATTATTACTGCTATGTCAGTTACATATTCGACCTGAAAGCTGCTTAAAAGCTCAAAGCACTGGTCTTGCGTCACCGCTGATCCATCCGGGGTCTTATAACCTCCTTGTTTTCGCAGCGTAGGCGTCCTCATCTCCTTTGGCATACGGTAGTAATCTAAATATACCGCATCTATATTGAAATCTCGAACGACCAAATGCAATCCCCCCTTGCCTACTTTTCCAAGTATCTCCTCGTACTCAAAACTGCTTCTCCAGTAAGGAGACTTTACCGCCTCCGCATAGTCATCACTGCTTACTATTCGTACCGTGAGTTCTCGTGCCTTACAGTCTTCACAGTCAGGTGTTACTTTGTCGCATTTCTTTGATGCCAACACCTTAACCTTCAACCGCTTCAAGTAGTTTTTGGGATACTCCGCAAACACACCGTCTGGATCACTTGTAACTGTCAATTTTTTATCCCTTACCAGCAGGTCAGATAAACAATCGTCTATAAACTGATCTGCTTCTGATACTTTTACCAGGGATCTTACCCAATAAGCCTGTGCCTCGTTGACATAATCATCTATCTCCTCTAGAGTTATCCACTCATCACTTTCGGCAACCTTTCGATTTACCTTTCTTTTTACGCGATAGTGTATGTCCTTGTTTATGCCGCACATTCTTACTTTTTGGGGCTATACTCTTCGATTAACATATCAAGAGTACCTGTGTTTTCACTACGACCAAGCCATTTTTCCAATGCGTCAAGGTCTTTAGTTCCGGTTCGCTCTTGCCCTACCACATACTCTCCATTGACAGGATCTTTTCTGATGCCTTTGCCCCTACCATTAAGCAAAGACATATTAATCAAATACTTAACTGTCAATTGGTCAGAAGGCTGCTTCAGGATGTCAATAGCACGATCTAATGCTGTTTTACCATCTCTATCCCGCTCACTATCACGCTCTACCTTACGGTAAATCTGTGACTTGATTGTTCCTACCTCCACGGATTCAAAATCTACCCTTATTCCCAAAATCGTAGCTACTACAAAAAGCTCTTGTTTCGTCTTGGCAGACATAAGATTAACCAAATCTTCCACTTGGGCAAACCCTGCGATTTCTTCCTGCGCTTCCTGTCCTACCTGAGAGATTAAGTAAATAACCTCTTTAGGATAACGGTCATCATTCAACTTTCTTGGAGCAAATCGCTTGTCATACCCCTTCATGTAAGCCTGAATAAATATGTTACTTACGGGATCATTTTCATCAAGCATCAGCATCCCCTCGTTAATCCGAATACTAATCTCGTTATAAAACGGATCAAATCGGTTACGTGGATTCACCGTATCTATCAACTGCCCTTCGTACATCCCGCTAGAGTGGACAATGCCAGACTTCTTAGCGGCAGTAGTCAAGATATCGGGAGATACAGGAACAGGAAACGTGCCTTTGTTTATGTCGTATTTCAACTTATAAGTCTGTCCTATCCCCGGAAGCGTGGACCCATCATAGGCTTCGTTAGTCTCTCTCTTTTTGCTGTCAAGGACTACCGCACCCTGAAAAAATGGGTTTTTCTTCTTTCTAGCTTCAATAACATACATGCCTTCTATGTTTTATTAACAAACGTTTCTCTCTAGTTTTACTGCCCGTGAAGTGTCGCGCATACGCAGACCAAACTCCATCTGCTTATCCCACTCCATATGGCGGCCTTTATGCGTTGACGGGAACCCTTTCATAATACCTGTCTGGGTATTGATTGGACCTACCGGACTTACCACACCGCAGCGGAAAGTGTTAATCTCCCCACTTCTACGGTACAGTGACAAGTTACTGTTTGCTCCCATGCCTACACCAACATCAAAGATGTAGTAGTTACCACTTTCAAGCGGCAATCCCGTAGATGGGTCAATAACCGTAAAGACCTCCGGTGAGTCAAGAATAGGCCAGTAGTTAAAGCGTACTGTACCCACCAGTGGAATTACAACTTCGTCAAACATATGAGGCTGCAAGCTCTTGGTAGAGAAGTTCCCTACTGCCGATGGGCGATTCTTAACGATCTCATCATTAGCTTTATCGTTACCGATGTTATACCACATCTGGGCAATTTCACCACTAGCATCTTCCAGACCAATAGTACCTGTGTTGACTTCTACATAACGTGACTGCCAAGGAATGCGATCATTGAACATATGACGCATGGCTTCCTTGATCTTCGGTATGATAGCGTCTTTGTTACCAATGTCAAGACGTGGGCCGGACTCAAAGTATTCCATAAGACCTGCACCAGATACAACACCTTTGCCGGAGCTACGGTCAATCAACACTTTATCGGAAAGACGACCAAAAATCAATGCATTCTCTACGGCAGCATCAAAGTCCATGTCAAAGTGCATCATAAGCACTGGCAAAATCTTACCTTGACGACGTGCGCGGTCCCCCAAGTCTACCATACCGTTATCTCCGGCAGGGCCAAAATACACGTTCAATGCCAACGCATCGTCAGTGATTTTTCCTTCTTGGGTGTGAGAAGACATAGGTACACGGAAGCGGATGAAGCCAGTGGCTTCAGAACTCCATGATCCCCACAGGTTAGAAGCCTCCGCTTTGGGGCTGTACATACGCTTCCAGCGAAGACCAGAAACGAGCAATTCCGGTGGGAAAAAGTCATTGGCAGGAGTGTTAGTCACCAATTGCAGGGTGTAATACCATCCATCACCTGCATTCTTCGGTGCCTCTGCAATACGAGCCAAGTAATTTGGATTACGCAGCGGAGCGATAATATCTGACTCCTGAAACTTGTTAGTATTCAGTTTCACATAGAAATAGGTGCTTTGAATACCAGGGCAAGAATCCCCATTTCCGGTGTCTTCAATGCTCTCACAGTAAACACCGCCACGAGTCATCATAGTCCACTCTACATATTCCGTGTCAACCACTACGGAACGGCCACGGTTAAGCATGTCCACAAATGGAGTGGGAATTTTATCTCCCATAAGGGAAGGCATTGACTCCCATACATAATCCCGTGCTTCCTGCAATAAAGTAACATCCTTTGTACCAGGATGCGTAGTGAGCAGGGAGTTTTTATCTGTAAACACCTTGTAATAGTCCGATTCCGTGACTTGTTGAATGTCAAAGACGAACTTATTAATAGAACTACCGCGTAATTTCATGTTTCTACTTAGCTAGTTAATGAGACAAAGGACTTTTTAGGTGCCTTTGTTGTAGTTTTTGTACTCTTAGCCTTTCCTTGTGACATATTTATTAGCTTCTTGCTGAAATTGGCTTTTCCTTCTTCTACCTTTTCTTTAACTTCTTTCTCGTTAAATAAAATCTGGTAATAAAGTTCAACCAGCTTTTTTGGGTCATTCTGTGACTCAAATAGTATCTTATCTATCTTAGACACCTTCTGTTTGCCATTAGCAGTTTCTATCGTCTCTGTTTTGGCATACACCGCTTCCTTAAACTTCTGAACCGTGCTTATGTCTAACTTTTTATCCCCAATCTGACCAGCTACAACAGCATCTTTAAACGCATTACTATAAGCATCTGCTTGCGCTTGTTGCGCCTCGGAAGCCTCTTGCTTTGCTCTTTTATCCTCGTCGATGATCCTTGTACGCTCACTCTTTAGATAACTCTGTGAAGCCTTGGCGTATTTATCTAGCTCATCTTTATCTTTAATCCCTTTTATAGTAAAAGGAATCGTATCAGGATCGTTACCTTTCTGCTTTAAAGCAAAAGCAATTAACTCATCTACCTTTTCTTCCGGTAAATCAGGGTCCGTTAAATCAATAGATAGAAAATTATCTATCTTTGCCGCAGCAATCACATTTGACTCACTGCCACCTGCGATTAAATAATCCAGGTACTCTTTATTCTGTTTAGTATAACCACGCTGCGCAGCTAACTGCTCTACACGCTGGTCTACATTATATTGCTTGTCAAGTGCGCCTACTGTATTTTGAACTAACAAGTCTCTTACAGTAAGCAGATCAATGTCTTTTGTTACCTGATCTTCTGTTAAAATACCTTCTTCTACTAGACTCATCGCCTGTATGTAGGCATCGCTTTCTTCTTCCTCCGGTTCTTCTTTTTTCTCAGGCTCTTCCTCTTCTCCATCCTCTTCTGCGCCTTCCTCGGACTCTTCCTCCTCCTCTTCTTCTTCTTCTGATTCAGGAGTTGGATTCGCTAACTTATCTAGTTCATCCTGTACTTTCTGAGGATCTTCTTCTTCCTCTTCTTCATCCCAAAAATTAGGAGACAAAGGCGTATTTAGATTAAGCTGCTTTTCTTCTTCTGGAAAGAAATTAGGCTTTTCCGTGGGTAAATCAAACGGAGAAATAATTCCTGTCATAGCTTCTAATTTGCAATGTTAGCAAAATATTTTTTTAACTTTGTTTTTGCGATATTAACTACAATACGAAATCATAGTAAAATAATTTATGCTGCCTGTTTTGCAGTCGCTTTCTCTTTTGCAACACGTTCTTTCGACAGTAATTCTTCGCGTTTTAGCTTCCTGTCTTCTCTGTCTTTCTTCTCTTTATAGGCTATTTCCTTGTTAGCCTTTTCTATAATGTCACTTACTTTGTTCCGGTTAATGTCTGCTTGATTTGCTAGCTGCATAGACCCTACCTCTGCCACATACCTACGGGTATCTTGCTCTAACTTAACCTTTGCCATTTCTGCATTAGCCTTCAAGTTAGCCAGTTGCGCCTGGAAGTCTTGGTTGCGCTTCATCATATCCTGCTGAATAGCAATATCTTCCTGCCTACGTGCCTCTGCTTTCTTTACTGCGTCTTCCGCTATGCTTACTATCTCCGTCAATGACTTAGAGCGCATTACCCTTGCATAGTCACTAAAATCTATACTGGAGGTCTGCAACAACGCCAGTGCTTGATTTCTAATAATGTTGACTACATAGGGGTCTTCTCCCATATGTGTAACAAAGACGTTATATTCAGACATAGCCAACATCTCTGTGTCTACATCCAAATCTATAACGGACATATCATCCAACACATATGTAGCTTTAACGGGGTTGTCTTTATAGGCTATTCGGGCCATATTGACAATGCCGTTTAAGACTGACTCTACAATGTGGTCGTGGAGATAAAATAAAAATCGGGTCTGCGTAGTGGACTGATTTATGTCCTGCTGGTTATTACCTACGGCAGATCGCTCACCAGAGAGGCCAAGACGTGCTTGATTGTAATACATCTGCTGTGTGGTGTCGGACTTGATCTTTTCCATCATTCCGTACATATCAGCAATCTTGTTGTCTTGCCCTAAGTCTATACTCCTGAATAAATTGGCTAGCTGCTGCGGATCTACCTTACTTTCATCAAGCATCAAGATACCGTCATCTTTAACCATATCAAGCCATTGAGATTCCTCCCAATCATCCGGCATTCCACTAGGGGTCATGACAAATATCTTTCCCTTATCTCTAGCGATGGCCTTATTAAGACGTTGATTTTGGAGGTTGTACTTGTAGCTTCCGGCCTTGCCTAAGTCGATTACTGACATGGGATCTTGATCTCCCAATAGCCTGCTGTACTCCGCTCCATAATAATTCATCCTCGTCAAGAAAGGATTATTTATGGATGGATACTGCCATGGAATATCTCTTGTCTTCACAAATACCCCTGCATCAGTACCTAAATCACCTATATAAGTTGTCTCATATGCCTGAACTCCCCAATATTCCATCACTGACTTATCTCTACGGGGGTCACTTACATAGGACTCATTATACCACTGTACTTCTATCCCGTCTTTGGTATAATGCTCTACATAATAAAACTTCCTTGGCAGCTTTACATTGACGTGAGTGACTGGTATCTTTACTGTTAGAGATTGCCTTCCTACTGTAGATTCCAACTTGTGTAGTATCTCCTGCCCCTGCCTTGTATTAACAGGGTGTCGCTGGAACACTGTATTAAAATAGTCCTCATGCTGACTCATATAGTTAACCAGCGATACAAAGTGAGGGTGCAGACTAGCTTTCTCCCCGGAAAATAAAGCCCTTCCTTCTAGTTTCCTTATCAAAGACACCTTCAAATGTTCTCCAAGTGTCTGAAGTATTTCTATAAAAGATTGTTCCTCCGTATAGGTTATCCAATCCGCTTCGGTCAAAAAGAAAGAACTTGGTGACATATCGTAAATAAGACCAATGGGCTGTACGTTGTCTAGTACAGGCTCTCCATTTCGTTCTGTGATACGATACGCTTCTAAGTTAGTACAAAGACCATGCTCAAAACCTACATCCGTCTTAAACTTGATCCTCTCCTTGTTCATTAAATACCCCAAAAGCTGCTGCCCCTGTGTCTCCATTGGAGACTTATTCACTGAACTAAGTTCTTTTTTTACCTCCTCTGGAGTAGCTTGCTGAATGCGCTGCCCTAAATCGGCTTCCATCTGTTTGCGCTGCTCCGGGTCCAGGCTATAAGGATCAGTAATCTCGTTCTCTATAAAGTATTTTTGTGTCTCCGCTACCTGAATAGGGGTATAGTATTTAGCGGCAAATATGTTTTTTAGCTTAGACTGCTTCTCTCTCTTTCTAAATTGAGCAGAAAACTGTGAGTTGTCAATAACAACTGCATTTAAAGGACGACCTTGCTGCTCCCCAAGAATACCCTTACTGACAGGACTTATGATGTCATTATAGATAAAAGACTCTGTGCTGTTTTTGTAAAGCTCTTGGTTTGGCATACCATAATACAGATCACTTACTTCTGTAATGCCTAGCCCCTTATGCAAGCGGTAATTGATAGCCCACCTTTTATTACGCTCCTGAATGATAGGGTCTTGGCCTAAACTTATTAGCTTCTGGGCTTTGTCTTTTATATACTTGAAATCGCTGGCCTGCTTTTTCTTTGTGCTTACCCGCTCATATAGTAACCCTTCATTAAATGCTGTCATGCTGCAAGTTGTGCTGACTCCGGCATGTACTTGACATTACGCCAATATGCCGCAATCTTGTTAAACGTCTCCTTCCTGCTGTTGCCTTCTTCTGTCGGTTCCTCTGCTTCTTGCTGCTCTTCAGATTTTAACCAAAACGCAAGTAGTATCATTGCAGATACACAGTCATAGTTACCGTCATTATCATACCGCTCGATCTCCCTCAATAATCGTTCTGGATATAACTTATGTGTATTGGTAACTTGAACAGTATCTTCTTTCCACCCTCTTTTTATCTTTAACCAGTCTCCTAAATACCGAAGCCCCATTGGTTTTGTCTTTGGGGTAATAGGAAGTCCATACTCTATCCTGTTACTGTTTACTCCTAATGCCAACCAAGGTGTAGGCTGCATCCAGGGTATAAACCCATTGCTCTTACAGAATGTATAAAACCCGCGTTCGTTATTTTCATATAAAACTTTAGCATTATACATCATAGCCAGCTGAATGGCTATGCGATGGTTATTAAACTCATCATCTTCATCTCTACCTACATATTCTGCTACTATACTATCCGTCAGGTCTTCCGTCCATGATATGTCACTCCATATCCCATCCGTAAATCCTTTGTAAACCTTTATAGAAGCCAATGAACTTCCAATATCTTTCTTAACAGGGTCATACACTACCTTATAAAGTGCATTTCGATAAGTAGGACGTGGTAAGATTCTTGGAGGAGGTTCATAAATAATAACTGCTCCCTTCTTACTGTCATACTGCTCGGCATCTAGCTTAAGTATAGGCTCATATTTTTCATTCTCTACAAACCTTGCCCCCGTAATAACCCCATCCTCTTTAACAAATTCCGTCATCCCTGCCCGCGCCTTCATGCGGAATAGCTCAAACATCTCTAGCTCCGTAAGCCTGTCACTTGCATATTCTGACGGCAAAATATCGGACACCGCAGCCCTAAACATATGACTAGGCTTCTGCGGTGCCCACAGCCTATGCTTTGTCAATGTCTTCAGCGAAGCACCTGATTTTTTCATGTCAGATACTATCTGCTCTTCAAAATCGTATGCTTCTTCTAAAGCTATGTTACCATTCTTCCTAAACCTATCGTTCAAATAATACTTACCTAGAAATAACCCTATACGTTTATGCGGGTTCTCCCAATAGTTAGGTATGCTGAAAAATCCATTTACATCTGGATTGGTGAACAAGTCTTCCGGCTCTGGTATTGTGTCAAGATTACCGGATGTTCCCCAATAAAAGTTTATCCCTATCTTCGTTCCATCTGCCGCTACACTATCTTTATTGGCCTGATGAAAGTCTTTTGCTCTCTTTACAAATCCAAATTCCTCGCAGTGGATAATAGCTTGACGATCACTAACGGCTGCCTGCGGATTCTCTACCGTAGGAATGGCTTTATAAATAACACTGTTGCTTCCTTGATCGGTAAAGCCATCGTGCCACGTATGCTTGATCTCGTTCTTTGACCCCGCACTCCATGGATTACCCTTTCCGTTATTTAATACCCTATGAAAAGGACTTGGATAATAAGTATCGCCATCTCTATACTGACCCGGCAAGTCATTCCAGATCATCTTCATAAACAGCAAATACTTTTTCAAGGAATCCTCGCTGCTTACCGCTATGGTCTGGGCAACCGTATTAGTCATGATCTCTGCCCTGTCCTCCCAATATTTTACAGACCCCGTAGTGAACTCATGGAAGTTAGCTCCAATGTCCATCATTGTCTTACCACCCGCACGACTCCCCATTAAGATACCATCCTTCATGGGATTATAGTACATTACCTTTCCTAATGGTATTTCTGGAACTCTAGTGGTGTGGTAATACTCCCTAAGATATTCCCACGGATTTATATACTTCTTAAACTCCCCATTGTCCTTACGCAAAAAAGGAGTCTCTTCTAGCTCCTCTTCTTCAAACAAATATAGCTTCTCTCCTTTGTTGACCTTATCAAGAAGATAATGACAACTCACTTCTTCATCTTCCTCAAATCCACTAAATCCTTGGCAACACATAAAGTAATGAAAAAACACCATCGTCACATCCCGGAGATCGGCCTTGCCCATCTTTCTGGTTATTGCGTTTCTCTTTGACTTCTCTGTAAGAACAATAGACATGATATTAATGAAAAACTCTGCCTTTGGCGGCAAGAATATCCAGTTTCCATCGTCGTCTACCCACCGCCCTTCAATGACCTTTTGCCACCGTTCTTTCCAGTAGCTTTTATATTCTTTCCTTTGCTTTACAGGATGGTAAGTGGGATGCTCCCTGTCATAAAAATTGTCAAGGTGCTTAAAATTATAAGTGAATAGGCTTACCGCATTACTCATTTAGAAAAAGTCACCTTGCTCCGGTCCACTAAGGCTTACATTGCTGCTTTTTGCTGACATAAGCATATTCTCCTGCTCCAACTCTTTAGCAATAATTGTAAACTCTTTCATTATCGCAGCCTTCGCCTTTAACAAATCCAATTTCTTTTTGGTATTGTCTGCCGTCCACTTTATCTCATTGATACTCTTGTCTATCATCTTCATCTCTTCTTTCCAGAACAGATAAGACTTATAAACATCCGAGTACACTAGATCCTTAAACTTCTCTACTAAAGGATTGTTACCAAGTGATAGCCTTTTCCCATAGTAGTTTTCTTCTACCTCTTGTACCCTTTCTTCTTCCGGCAAATACCTAATCTGCGATCTTTGATGATAAATTTGATAAAGACTCCACATAAACTTACTGGCATCCTTATCGGACTCCTTGAACTTCTTAAATACCCCTATTGTCAAAAACTCTAGGTTTTGGTCAAAGAAGTCTGTGTTTATGTTTCCATATATCTCTACCATAACAAAAAAATAGGGGCCGCACAGGAAGGAGGCGCACAGCCCCAAAGCAAAATAGGAGAGTTAATCTTCTTTTGAATCCATGTCCAAGTAGCCTTCAATGTTCAAAAAGACAGGCTGCCGTTCTATTAACTTTCCATCTGGGTCAAAACTCCAATAAGGGTTTCCATCGTCCACATAGACACTTAAACTTCTACGATACTGATGGTATTTATTACCATCCTTTTGTTCATTGGTGAACTCCGGCTTAATAACTCCCTCTACACCACGTTCCGTAATCTTTACCTCTGAAATGCAGTTACACCAAGGCTTATACCCCAAAATAGGTTGATCGCCTTCATACGGAAATAAAAACTCAAAGGAGTCTCCTTCTTTAGCCGTACCAAATACAAACATACTCTTAGTAAATCCCATGTTAGCTTCCTTGATTTTATTAATCTTTTTTATCTTTATTGTGGCTCTACGACGAAGCGTAGTCCTAGACCTACCTCTTTCTTGTATTCCTGCCATCTTTGTTGATTATATCCAAAGTAATAAGGATCTGCATTAGGCACATTATATCCTAATTTTATCTCCATGCCCCAATGATCCTTATATGCTTTCCAGTCCTGCTCATTTAATACCGGACCCCATCGAAGACCCGTTTGATCGTTAAAGCAGCTTGCTTTGAAGTCCATCGCCTTTGATGGCATCGAGCATCCACAGTATTCACAATAGCCTTGATCCATACATGGCTTGCAAGTAACTGTACGGTAAATCAACTGCTCTGCCTCATAGTATCGGATTCGTTTTTCTTCCTTCAACATCGGGGAACGAGGGTGTTCTAAAGTGTAATAGACAAATACCTCTACTTCCCAAAAACGTATTTCTGTCTCTAACCTCTTAGCCCGAAATACACTCATCCACTTCTTAGGACTTATTACATCCTTCCAGTGTATCTTTCCTAACTGCCTAAGATTCATATTCCGTTGAAATGTCAACCAATTTTCTTCCAACCAAAACCCCATCTGCATCATATAGCTTCACAAGTTTTACACCCGGAACATATGTCAATGCTTCTGATACATTATCACCTTGTTGTGTAGTAACTTGCACAACGCAACCCGCTCCGTCTATTTGCATCGCCTTAGTTGATTTCATCCAACCCTCTTCTTCTGAGTACGCCTTCCCTAATAGCTGAAACAAGTCGCCATCCCCCCAAAATTTAATGTCTTTTACATTTACAGTTGCCCCACTTGCTGATGTGTTTTTAAAAGTCTTCATTGTTATTTTAATTTTATTGAATATCCATTAATAGTGTATTGAATACCGTGATGTTCACTTTTATGTCTTCTACAAACCCTTTGCATGGTACGATTGTGACTATCCCTATGATTTACATGATCTTGGATAGTAACCCTTCCTGTATTAAATAACTCTTGTATGGCTGCATCTACAATTCGGGTTGTTTTACCTGTGCATCTTAGGCTCTCCATATTTAATAGTTCCACGTAGAACGTTTTAATTACTTCTTACTCCATCTTTGTAGACGATAGTATCACGCAATGAACTTCCTTTTTCCTTTATGTCTACTACAATCCAGTCAGTAGAAGTTGCACCCCAAGTAACATCTCCAACACTTACACAATATGGCCCTTGCCACGGATAAGCAGGTACAGGATATGGCGTTGGGTTAATTATCACATTTGGTACAGTAACGGTTCCATCTACCCACACAGGATAAGAAGGCTGATAGTTCGTAGTCGTTTCTAGCTTAAACTCTTTCCAGCTACCTTTAAAATGAGTCTTCAGCCAATCTACCAACTCACCAATATTAACATCACCATCTACACTGATGGTCTTCTTTTCGGTATCTATCGAAAACTTCATAGCTCTTTTGTTTTCCAGGTTGATTTAATATGATCCATTGGTAATATAAACGTAAACAAATCGTCTTCCGTTTTATCGTATCCCGTTCTGTCCTTACAGTACCCCCAATTAGCCTGCCAGTCAACGATGACCTGTACCTTTGCGGCAGGGATAAAACTGCTCCCGTCAAAGGCGCTGTCTTTAGTGGCAGATAGATACTTAAGCCAGTCCTCATTTTCTATTACCCTGCCCAAATCTTCACGTAAGTCTACAATGTCACCTTTCTGCCATCCTTCTTCTGCTTCCGCTATTCCTCCTACTGCTATAACCTTACCAAAAGGAAATACTTTCAACTTGTCGATGTCCAAATAATTATCCGGCAATATCAAAGAAATGTTTTCTGGAAGATCAGTAGGGATCTTTACATAAAATACCCGAAGCATTACAAATCGTTTTCTTGGAACTACGTTGTAATGCTTCGGGTATT